TCAAGGTTGGGGTAGCTTCAGATATCACGCCAATACAGCAATTCAATGCATTACCCCATAAAGCCTTTAGCTTTGCAGCAACTACCAGAAAGCTATCACCTGAACAGCAGGAAGTAGAAGAGCTGACTGATGCACAGCGCAATATTGAACTCTTAAGCAATGATCAGGTAAACGAGCTCCTGCAGAAGAGTGAAACACCAGAAGATCTAGCCTTTAATCTAATACAGCTTATGCCTGAGGCCAGTCAGTCTCAGTTCACAGCTAATCTGGAACGAGCTTTATATGCAGGTGATGTGCTGGGGTATATGACAGCAAGTGAGGATAAATGAAGCCAGTCACATTCTTAGAAGCCTTACAGTTTGCCCGGTCTCGTAAAATCGTATTGCCTGATGAGTTTTACTCTCTGGATCTCAAGACACGACAACTGGCCACCACGGTCAGTTTTTTATCGAGCATAGAACAGATCCAGAC